GACGACGCATCATCTCATTTATCGTCTGGAAGTTGATTGGGCCGAGTTGGCCGGTGTGATAGCGAGGAAGATCCGTCACAGTGTTCGCCCGTACGCCGTCACGATGATCGCGTTTGCAGCTCCAGCATGGACCACGATTCGATCGCCAGGATCAAGATATATCTTGGTGTCGAGGATCTCATAAGTCTTCGAGTTGATCGTGTGACCGTGAATCAAGCAGAAGTCATCGGTCGACGCTCCATCGTCTGCCGGCAGGTGATGAAGATCCACGGTTCGATTGCTCGTGTCCTTATTCGTGATCCAGATCTGATCGATCACGATCCGCTCGTTCTCTTGCGCACGAATCAGATCACGATCTCCAGTCCCGAGCGGACCGATGTTCCATCGTCGGTACTGCGTCACGGCGAGAGCATCCGGAACTGGAGGTTCACCGCGGCCGTGTCTGCCTTTGCGAAGATCGTCGCGTTCGACAGACGACCGACCGCGTATTCGCCGGCGAGCAGCTTGAGGAACGGATAGAACGTACCGCCGCTCGTGTCGTCGCTGGTGATGCCGATCTCGACGAAGTTCGTCTCGTCAATGTTGCGGAAGAAGAAGACGCCGCCGTCGGTCGTGTCGCCTTGCGTGACCTGCTCGACGCTCGTGCCGATCGCTTGTACGCCGCCAGAACCGTATCGGCTCGAAGCTCCAGACGTCGCGAAGTCGATCGAGAGCTGACCGGGAATGTAAGCCTCGACGAGGTTGACGTCGTTGATCTGCAGCGATGCGTTGATCTTGATCTCGTCTGCCATCAGAAGTTGCTCGATATTGCGTTGAAGTCCTTCAGGACCGGGAAAGGTTGAACCCAATACACATCGGAAGCATGCTTGTTTGCATCGAGCTTCGGCGTCATGTCCGGCGGCTCGATGAGCGGAGACTGCTGGAGATGGTAGTCACTGTCCTCGATGAACGAGTGAGCGACCTGATAGACGTCGACGCCAGTTCGTCGAAGCGAGGTGCCTCGATAGAGCACCGTTCCAGGAGGAGCACCATAGAACGGAAGCTGGTTCCGACAGAATCGGAAAAGCCGATAGGTTCCCCACTGCGGCACATTGACCGTCTCGGTCAGCGTCAGCTCTTGGATGTTCCGTTGAACCGATACCGGATTGCCACCCTGATCGATAGGTTCGCCGCGAATTTCGGTCGTATTGTTTGGCGGGTTGCCGTTCGTTGGGTAGTCGAGTCCCGGCGTTCCGTTCTTCCTCCACGCCAGAACGAACTCAGCACGGATCTCCGACGACACCTCGAGGTATCCGACCTCATTCGGAAGGACTTCGATCGTGGTCTCAGGGAACTGCGGGAAGCCGCGGCTGATAACCTCGTATTGCCACTCGACTCGCCAGACGTCGTTGTGGCCGGATGCTAGAGCGATTGAGAAGTCTCGAGCACGAGCCCCCGGAAAGTCCGGGTGTGCATCGCCGACCTTCGGCATCGTGACGCCATTGTCGCCGGCCTTGCCGAGGAGGTTGTAGACCGTTCGGACGCTCGTCGTTCCGGTGACATGGAAAACCCGCGTGCCGGTCCCGCGACCGCCGCTCGTCTGGATCGACCGAGACTCGAGGAACTCAATGACGTCAGCCAAGGCTCAAGCCTCCAGCCATGCGAGCTGTATTCTGTACGATCATCGCGAGGAAGTCCCGAGATTGCTGGGAGATCTTCGTCAGGAGCTTCGCCTCGTTGACCTGAGCCGAAGCCGCTGCCGTGAACGATCCGCCGGCGGTTGCGAAGGTCGCGGTCGCACCTCCGACCATACGCTCGGCTTCAGCTCTGGCTTCTGCGATCTCTCGTTCTGCCGTGATCCGCTGCTCGTTCAACTCGGCAAGACGCTTCTCTTGCTCAATGCGGTCCTCGGTCTGATGAAGGAGCTTGAGGCTGTGCATGGCCGAATCACGCTGCAGGGCGATTTGCCTTGCGAGTGCCTCGTTCCCGTCCTTCGTCGCTTCGGCAATCTTCTTGTTGAACGCATCTTGAATCGCGAGAGCCTCACGGATGCGATCGAACTGCCTGAGCTCTTCCTCGTTGCCCTGCAGCTCTAGACGCATCCGCTTGTCGAATAGCTGCGTCTGAATGTTCTGATAGCGTTCCGTTTCGGACGCGCTTTGCTCTTGCCGCTTCCGGACGATCTCCGCTCGCTCTTCCTCGAGCTTCTTTGCATGCTCCAAGATCTCGAGCTCACCCTGAAGGATCTTGACCCGACGTCTCTCGGCAGCAGCGATTTGTTCTGCTGCCTGCTTTCGCTCTTCCTGAATGCGATCGAACTCGAAAGCACCAAGAGCCGCACCGATCATCGTGCCGAGACCGCCGACGATTGGAACGGACTGGAAGCCTTCGATGAGACCTTCGCCGAAAGCGTAGCCGACGCCCATCCCGTCTTTACGTGCCCCAGGCTTCATGGCCTCGGCCGCCTTATTGAAGGCACCAGTCAGGCCGGCGGCAATAGCACCGGCACCGACTGCACCGAAGAGGCTGTTCTTGAACTCCTCGCCGATCTTTGAGCCAGCAGATTCGCCGCCATCAATCTTATCGAGTTCGGCATCCATCTTCTGCGCGGAGCGCGTGACGGATTGCTCGGCTTGCTTGAGACCCTTCTCGAGCTTGGTCGTGCTCGCGAAGACGTCGAGCTCAAGTGAAAAGTCAGCCATGAATCCGCCTCATTTGCTGCTCGACGTAGGCTCGATGGTCTACGGGACCGCCGCCGGCATCTCCGGCTTGCCTCTTGAGATAGTCGAAGATCGACCGCAAATACCCGTTGAACTCATCGATCGGCAGAGCGAGCGGCGAGCCGACGCCTGGAAGATGCCTTGCGATGATGGCCGCCTCGGCGATCCAGTCGCGGGCGGCGTCTACTCCTTTCCCTCGGCCCCACCTTCCACCGACTCATCTAGGTCGACACCGATACACGCCAGAGCCAGCCGCGAGAGATTGCCGGGATCCATGCCCTCGAGCTCGGCCGGAAAGTCGCCCATCGCCATCCGGATGATGCTGTAGGCACCGTCGACCGAGAACGCCCACCGGACGATCACGCTCGATAGGCCGACTTCCTTCCGGTGCTGCCGAAGCCGCTCGAGCCGATCGTCGGGATCGACGCCGGCGTCAGCGAGATCTTGGACGAGTTCCTTCCGCTCTCGCTCGTGCCGGAGCACTGCGAGGTCGATGATCTGTTGCACCTTCAGTCGAGGCACGAGGATCGTGCCATCGGCGACCGGGACCGCGATCGGTTCCATGTTCTCTCCTTACTTCTGGACGATGCCGAAGCCGGCGACCTGCGTCGACTTCTCGGCTCGCTCCGCCTCGACACGATCGAGGACGGTCTCATCAAAGATCTTCGCGTGACGCTTGGCACGGATGATCGCATCTTCTTCCGAGAGGCGACCAGGAGACACTCTGACGACGCGATCCGTTCCGTCGGTGAAGACGAAACGGACGCGCCAGTCGGTCGAGGTCGGCGTGAGGATTCCAGCCTGCCAGAGCTGGTCCCGCGATTTGATCACGGGGTCTCGTCCCAGGTCAACGTCGGACTCGTATCATCGAGCTCGAAGTTGAACGTGACCGTCGAGTCGCCATCGTTCGTGACGGAGAAAGCGACCGAGCTGAAGACCGCATCGAAGGCGAGCGAAGTGCCGCTTGTGATGTTCAGAGTCAGGGCAGCACCAGCCGCGCTCGATCCAATCCCGAAGGCACTCGTCGACGACACGTTGTCTTCCGGCACGCCGCCAGCGGAGCCGGTGATGTCGAGGACACCGCTTGCGCGTCGCTGATGACCGGCGTCGCCAAATCCGGTGACGACCTGCGTCGCTCTAGCAAGCGTCGCGGACCAAGTGTTGATCTGAGCCTTGTAGCCGGTCGGCATAGTGACCGAGCCGTCCGAGCCGATTGCATACGTCATCGCGAGTCCTCGTCAGGAAGTAGTCGTGGCGACTAGTTCGAAAGTCGAATCGGAGCGGAAGTACTCGCCCTCCGCGGTCGGCGTCCCACGCGAGACGCCTCGAATGTACCCTCGGTCGTGTCCGGTGACCGTGACCGCCTGCTGATCGAGGAGGTCGAACACCTTCCGATCGATGTCGGCGACTGCATCCGGACCGAGCTCGACCTTGCCGAAGACCGAGACGGTGAACAATGCTCTCGACCTCACGATGCCCGAGAAGAATCGCTCAGTGTCTGGAGAATCCATCGAGTAGACGACGAGCGGCAGCGTGCTCGAGGCCGGAGCCTCGACGGCGTAGATCCGGTCCGAGACCGCCGTGCGGACCGGGTTTGTGCTGCTGCCCGTATCAGCGTTGAGCCGCGAGTAGAAGCCTCGCATCAGGTAGTTGCTCACGACGGTGCCTTCACTTTCGCTGCCAACGACCGACGGATCTTGCCTTCGACCTTCGCGATCTCACGGTCGACCCTTGCACGATGGTCTGCATTCGTGAACGTCGGAACGAAGAACGGTCTCGCATCAAGTCTGCTCGGCTTCGTCTTCGGCAGCTTGTCTGCAAGCCGGTGATTCTTCGAGACAAACCGAGGCACACCAAACAGCACGAAGTATGGCTGCCCACCTGGAAGGTCTGCTCCGTACTCGAGCCATTTCGCATATGGAACGTTCGTTCCAAGAGACAGGCTGTATGTATTGCCGATCTTCGACGCGGTGGTCGTGACGAATGATCGTCCGAGCGTGCCGGTCCGCTTATGAGGAGGCGTGCCAGGAGCAGACACCGGAGGCGACGGCGACGAGTTGAGCGTCTTCTTGAGCTGAACCTGATAATACGTCACGACGCGATTGAGGAGATGCGTGTAGTTCTCCTTGATCGCATCGGCGACGTCCTTCTGGCGGAGGTTGTGCTTCGATGCCATTAGCCGAAGACCTCCGCCGCCTCGACGATCGTGTAGCACAAGGCATCCGAGAGCGGACGCTCATCCGGCACACGTACGCTGCTGATCTCGTAGATCGTCGAACCGTAGGAGATCCGATCGCGAACCCGGATCGTCGGCCGTCCTGGGAAGTAGATCGTCGCCGTCTGCGTTGACCGCTCGGCACCGCCGTCGACCGTGTCGGCATTCGCCCGGACCTGGAGGAAGCCCGTCAGCACGGACGAGGTCGCCCACGTCTCGACACGGCCGCCGCTCGAGTCGAGCGTATCGGTCGCCTTCGCCAGGATCGACACCGTGACGCCGTGACGATCGACGAGCGACGAAATGGTCATCGGATCTCCCGATAGCCGGTCAGCTTGCCGATTCGTCCCTCGAGCAGCTCGGCGACGCCGGCCTGCGTGTAGGAGTAGTCGCCGAGGCTCTCGCTCGTGATCGTCTTGTCCTGCTTCCGCTCGCGGTAGAGGTCGGCCGCGATCTCGATGCAGGTCTGCTGGAGATCCGCTGGAACGGTCTCGAAGCCCGCCGTGTACTGGACGAAGACCGGGTAGAAGCCAGACGGGAAGCGGTTCGCCGAGGCATCATCCGACCGGATGCCCGGGAACCGATCCGCGATGAGGTGAACCTGCCCGGTCGCGTAGTCGACGCGATACTCGGAGACGTTGTCTCGCGGGTACTCGAAGTTGCATGGAGCATCGATCACGCCGCGACCGCCGAAGCGGTAGAGGCTCGCCGTCAGTGCGTTCTCGGTGAGCGTCGCGGTCCAGCCAGAGACGGCGAGGTTTATGTAGTTGACGAGCTGCCGCGTGCTGACGTAATCGGCGACCGCGAGCGTCGTCAGCTCGGTCGCTCCGGCGTACGTCACCTTTCGGAGACGAATGTTCGTGCCGTTGTTCTCGACCGTCGCGATGACGTCGGTCGACGCCGTATCGCTCGAGATTGTCATCGAGATCGCCGAACCGTAGGCGATCTGATCGATGGAGATGATTGGATAGTTGTCGACCGTAAAGGTCCGCTCGCCCTGCGGCATGCACCATTCGTTGAACGTGCGGCTCTTGAACTTTCGGTCGCAGTGGGTTTCGATGATGGCGGTCGCTCGGTCGATCGCGTCCTCGAGGAGAACGTCGTCATCGACCGACGTGATGCCGAGCCAGTTCTTCAGGCTCGAGAGCGTCGTGAGTGCGTAGGTATCGACGGCCATCAGCTACCCTTCGGGCGGACGGGAGCCGAAGCCCCCGCCCGCCCTCAGAAAGGAGAAAGAGGATCAGACGCGGACGGCCTCGGTCACACCCTTGCCGGCCGCGGTGTCGGCAGGCGATTCG